GGCGCAAAAAAACATGGACGGTTGTGGACTACCGCCTATGCTTGGAGTCATGCCTCGACCGAAGACTGGAACTGGCGGTGGAGCGAAAGCAACTCCGATCGAGCGCAAGCGCATCAAGGGTTCAAGAATCCGTACAGGTTTGCAGGCTTCACCGATGCCAGAGACTGCGCTCGCGCTAGTCGACATGTCGGTTGTGCCGGTGGTGCCGAAAGGTTTGGGCAAGATTGGCGAGCAGTACTGGACTGTCTTGTGGACTGGTGGTCGGCGTCATTTGTCGGAGTTGCACGATGGTCCGTTGATGGGTCGGTTGTGTCGCAACTATCAGAAGATCTACGATCTAGAACTTTGGCTCGGCGACGATGTGACGACTCGCTGGTACACGTCTCCGAACGGTCAGATCGTGACTCATCCTGCGGTGAAACAGATCGAGCAGATGGACGCGCAGTGCACAGCATGGTTATCACTTTTGGGATTCACTCCGAGCGATCGTGCGAGGTTGGGTCTTGCCGAGATAAGGGTGGCCAATGAGCTTGACTCATACCGACAAAGGAACTCCAACCTGGTCGACGCCAAAGTTATACAGCAAGTCTGACGGTCACAAGGTCGTTGACTTTGCTCGCACCTTCTTGCATGTCAGCAAAGGTGTTCGCGCCGGTCAACCTCTGATTCTTACGAACTGGCAGGTCGCTCTTCTTGACGGTTTGTATGAACGGCGTGATGATGGTCTTCTTCGTTACCGTAGAAGTCTGATCGGGTTGGCTCGTAAGAATGGTAAGTCGCTTCTTGGTTCGGTTGTTGCACTGTACGGTCTGATCGAAGGTGAGCCAGGTGCCGAGGTTTATTCGGCAGCGGGTGACAGACAGCAGGCGCGTGTTGTGTTCAATGAGGCGAAGTGGCAGATCAGTCAGTCGCCTGCGTTGTCGGGTGTGTGCAAGGTGTATCGAGATGTTGTTGAGGTGCCTTCGACTGGTGCGATCTATCGTGTGTTATCAAGTGACGCGAAATTGCAACAAGGGTTAAATGCGTCGTGCGTAATCTTCGATGAGGCTCACGTCCAGCCGAATGAGGAATTGTGGAATGCGCTTACGTTAGGTTCTGGTGCGCGTAAAGATCCGCACATCGTCGCAATCAGCACCGCTGGTTATGACTTGGATTCTTTGTGCGGTCGTCTGTACAACTATGGCAAGCGTGTCATCTCTGGTGATCAGGTGGATGAGCGGTTCGGGTTCTGGTGGTGGGAAGCACCAGCCGATTGTGATGTGTCGGATCGTGATGCTTGGAATATCGCGAACCCGAACTTGGCTGAAGGACTTCTTGATATCGAAGACATGGAGATCTCGATGATGCAAACGGCCGAGACGGCGATGCGCCGGTACCGTCTGAACCAATGGGTTCGCACCGATGGCGAGTCATGGCTTCCAAAAGGCGCGTGGGAGTTGTGTCGTAGTGAGTTAGAACTTGATCCGAACATTCCTGTGTTCGTCGGTATTGACATGGCGTTGAAGCATGACTCGATTGCGGTCGTGGTCGCACAACCGCAAGAGTCTGGTCAGATTGTTGTTCGTGCCAAGATCTGGCATCCTGACGGCGGTGTGATGGATGTGGCCGCAGTTGAGCAACACATCCGCGAACTTGGTCAAGAGTTCACGGTGCAAGAGTTCGCTTATGACCCAGCGTTCTTTCAACGGTCAGCCGAAGCGATGTCGGATGAAGGGTTCGCGATGGTTGAGTTCTCTCAGTCGACTGCGCGTATGGTTCCGGCTTGTGGAACTTTGTACGAGATGATCGTGAATCAGAAGATCGCGCATGACGGTCATCCAGTCTTCACCGATCAGGTGTTGTCGGCTGCGCAACGGTCAACCGATATGGGTTGGAGATTGTCTAAAGGTAAATCCAAACGCAAGATTGATGCTGCAATCGCTTTGGCTATGGCGGTGGATCGTGCGACGAGACGGACAGAGACAATTCAGCAACCAGGGTTCTTCATAGTTTGAAAGGCTAGAATCTGGTAATGGCTGTCGTCACCCAAACATGTGTGGGATGTAGTGAGCAGTTTACTTTCGTTGTCAAACGCGGGCATCGTCGCAGATTCTGTACAAAAGAATGTTCAAACAAAAAATATCAGCAAAGCACTGAAGGTAAGGCATACCAAAAAATATATCGTGTAACAGATGAATACAAGTTGTATCAAAAAGAATATCAACAAAGCGATAAATGCAAGTTAAAAGTAAAAAAATACAGGCAAACCGATAAAGGTAAATCTGCACGTCTAAAAAAGAGTCAGAGCCGTCGTGCTTGGAAACGTGATGCGTTTGTTGAAGATGTTGATGTCCGTGTGTTACTTGACTTGCAGGGCGGTGCATGTTCCCTCTGTTCTCAACCAATCTTGTCGTATATCAAATACCCTGACCCTATGAGCCTGAGCCTTGATCACATCACACCGCTAATCAGAGGCGGGTTGCATTCGTACGCTAATTGTGCGGCTACCCATCTGCGCTGTAATCTCGTCAAGGGTGTAAAGTCTGTTGATGACGTTGCACCTTTGCTTCGTCTGGTTTCATAGGAGAGTAGATGATTCTAGTTTTAGAGATAGTGGCAGTGGCGTTGATCGCGCTCGGCGTGTTTTACATCTCGCTCCCGCTTGCGCTAATCTTTGTAGGCATATCTCTGCTTGCCTTCACATTGGCTTGGGAGCGTTCCAGGAAAGCGGATAAAAGCTGATGTTGTCAAGACTGTTTGATTCAAGAAGCGAGCAACGAGCGGTCTCGTTCCAGTCGCTGTTCGCAGCAGGTGACGGATTCCAATTCACCACAAACTCTGGCACGGTAGTCACGCAAGAAGATTCTCTAAAGATCGGAACCGTGTACGCGTGTGTCCGACTGATCGCCGACTCGATCTCAACATTGCCGGTCGACACTTTCATTCGTGTTGACGGTGATCGCCGTCCTTACCGTCCGCGACCTGAATGGTTGGACATGCCTGAGATTGGTTGCTCACGCACCGATCACTTCCAACAGGTTCTTGTCTCGATGCTGTTGAACGGTAACTCGTTCACTCGAATCATTCGTGACAATCAAGGTGTTGCAGGTTTGGCTGTATTGAATCCTTTGAAAGTTGAAGTGAAGCGCGATCAGTCACGTCGCTTGATCTATGTGTTCGATCAGAAGGACATTATCGAACATGAAGACATGATTCATCTGTCCGAGTTGCGTTTGCCTGGCGATCTTCGTGGCCGTTCACGCATCGAACTTGTCAAAGAAAACCTCGGACTATCGAAAGCATTGGAAGAGTTCGCTGCGAGGTTCTTCGGTCAAGGTTCGCACACTTCTGGCATCATCGAGTTCCCAGGCAACCTGACCCGCGAACAAGCCAAGTCGCTTGTTGACGGATTCGAAGAAGGTCACAAAGGTTTGCGACGCTCACACCGTCCAGGCATTCTGTTTGGCGGTGCGAAGTACACGACAACCTCGGTCGCACCAGATGACTCACAGTTCCTACAGTCACGACAGTTCGCAGTTGAAGAAATCCTTCGCGCATTCCGTGTTCCACCATCGATGGCTGGAGTGATTCAAGCCGGTGCGCAAGCGTACGCTTCGGTCGAAATGAACGGCATCCACTTCGTGATGCACACACTCAGACCGTATGTCACGAAGATTGAAGACGGATACTCGCGTCAACTTCTAACCAACGGCGCGTTCATGAAGTTCAACTTGGATGGTCTGATGCGCGGCGACTTCGGTTCGCGTGTCGCAGGCTACTCATCAGGTCTTCAAGCGGGTTGGTTGTCTATCAATGATGTGCGACGATTCGAAGATCTACGACCAGCCGAAGGTGGCGAGGCTTACCGTGTACCGCTCGCCAACGTCGATCTTGGTGCAGCTGGTCTCACAGAACTTGACCGCAAGACAACAATGGTTCAACGTCTCATCAACGCAGGCTTCGAACCTGCGTCAGTGTTGAAAGCACTCGATGTTGATCCGATCACGCACACTGGTGTCGCACCGACCATGTTGCAACCTGTTGCCGAACCTGCTCCGTCTTACGATGTGAATCAACGTGATGTGAATGTCACGATGCCAGAGATTCTGGTGAATGTTCCACCGGCTCAAGTGAATGTTGCTGCGCCTGTCATCAATGTGCCTGAGACTGTTGTGCGTGTGAATGTTCCTGAGAATCGTCCGACTGTGCGAACAGTTGAACGTGACTCTGAGGGTCGCATCTTGACAATCACCGAAAGGACCGAAGACTAATGGCTGAAGGTTTATCCGCTTATCTTTCGAACTCGTGGCTTGACGCGCTCGGCAACAACACTTCTTTCGTGGTCGCACAGGTTTATGTGAAACTTCATGTCGGTGCGCCTGGTGCGCTCGGCACAGCGTTCCCTGCCATTGAGACGACACGGAAAGCCGTATCGTTCGGTGCAGCTTCTGCAGGCGTGTTGACATCCAATGATGCGATCACTTGGACAAATATCGCAGGGTCGCAAGATGCGAATCACTTCACATGTTGGGATAACCTCACCGCAGGCAACTTCTTGTTCTCAGGCAACCTGACTTCGAATCCTTACGATGCGGGCGACACGTTTGAAATCGCTTCGGGTAATCTCACCGCCACACTCACTGTCGCAAGTTAACGGTCCGCGATGGCGGTCATCAGATTCGAGTTAGACCTTTCGGAGTTAGATGACGCCGCTTACGGTTTGGGCGGTCCATCCGGTCGTTCGTTCATTCTTGACACTTCACAACTTGACGGAACAGATGTTTTAGACGGTTCGCTGTTTCTTGTTGTTGGCACAGCGTCTTCAAGCCTTGGCGGTCTTAATGCTTCCGCATCTGGCACTGTCATTGTTGTCACCGTCACTGGTGTCGCAACAGCGAACCTCGGCGGACTTGTTGCGACCGCAACAACGAAGACAGCCAAGTCGGCGATCGCATCAGCGAACCTCGGCGGTCTTGTTGCTTCGGCAACCACGAAGACAGCAAAGTCTGGAATCGCTGTCGCCAACTTTGGTGGTCTTGTTGCTTCGGCAACGACAAAGACTTCAAAGTTTGCGACCGCAACATCGGATCTCGGCGGACTTGTCGCGAGTGCTTCCGCGGTAGTAACTCCACCAGGACCTGGACCCGAACCTGAGCCGACTCCGTCTGGTGGTCGCCGAGTTTATTCAACATATCCACGAAAGAAGATTGAACCACTTCCGCAATTCGAGATCCCTGTCATCCAACCGAAGCGACGCTACGCGGTCGCCTCGGCGACTCTCAACGGGATGACCTGCACTGCGACCAGCTTGATCACATTCAGCATCTTGGACGATGACGCTGAGATATTGTTGTTGGTCTAATGCCTTACTTCATTACTGACAAGTCACCAGACTGTTCTGGGTTCGCAACTATCAAAGAAGACGGCGAAGTGATCGGCTGTCACACGACAAAACAAGAAGCAATCGATCAGATGATCGCGGTGTCTATCGCCGAAGATATGGAACCAGGTGGCGAACGTGAGTTGCCAGATAACTATCGTCCAGCCTTGTCACCTGATGTTCCTGAAGGTCGCGCATGTGGGAACTGTCACTTCTACGACGAAGACAATGTGCAAGGTGAAGGTGACAATCTCAAAGCGTATTGCGAGAGATGGGATGCTTATGTTGACGGCGGATTCTATTGCAATGCTTGGCAACCACATGAAGACATGGATGAAGAGATGGACGAAGAAGATCGGCAGGTATCTCTTGAGATACCTGTCTACATTCGCACGGCCGCTCGCAAAGGATTGGACTACTACGGTCAAGGACTCGCGGGTGAAGGGCTGGTCGATCGAACCGTTCGTGAAGCACGAGATCTGGCGAGAGGCGACATCACGGAAGACAAAGTCATCCGATCAAACGCATGGGCGCAACGACACGCA